CTCTATGACGAACTCTACGAAGGACACGACGAATGAACGAACCCGACTTCAGCGAACTTGCCCTCTCACTCATCATCCTCGCCGCCATCATCATCCTTATGCTAATCACAGGGTAAGCACCATGGACCACGGGCCAATGGCTTTACACACCATGATCCAAGAAATGATCAACGAAATACTGGCACTACGACGCGACCAACAACGACTCGAATGGATGTTCCACCACCAAGCCAAACTCTGGGACGTGAACGGAAAATGCGTCGTCCAATGGGACTTCAAACAACAAAAAGCCGATAACTTCAGAGACGCCATCGATCAAGCCATCAAGGAGAACAACCATGAGTAACGATACACCTATCGTAGGCTGGCTAGACTTACGGGTAGAAGACAAAGAAACCATCATCGAACTACTGAAAGACAGCAAACGGCTCGAATGGCTGGTGTACAACGAAGCCTTCCCAATGAAGTCCAAAGAAGGATGGTGCCTAACTAGCGACGGAAACACCTGCTGGGGAATAGCCGCAAAAACATGGCGCGATGCCATAGACGAAGCAATGAAATGAGCATATGTCGCTTTATATGCTCATTTTACGACACATGGGTCAGGGGTCAGAAGGCAGAGACCACGGGTCACGGGCCACGGGCCACGGGCCGCTAACCACGGCCTTTCTTATAGTTCAAATTTAGAAAAGAAGAAAAATAAAAAAAGTAAAAAAAAATGGGTGTAGAAAGAGTAGAAAGCGTAGATCCCCAGTATTTATGCGGGTTTCAGCGTTACAGGAGGTCTACAACGTCTACAAACCTAGTTCAGAGCTAATTTGGCCTATCCGTATGTATGGTGAAAATATTTTTTTATTTTTTTTTTTTTTTTTTTTTGGAAATTAGAACTATAAGAAAGGGCGAAATAAGGGTTGCCGAGACTTAGCCCCCTGACTATAGTTCCCGATATTTACTGACATATGAGGATCTCGCTTTGGCCGACAGAAAACCACGCTACGCCACCGTACTGGATGTCCCTGCCAAGGGCTTGCCCAAGGCAAAGCAACAGCATCCCGGAAGACCCCCGCTCGTTAACAAGCGCCTGACCCGACGACAGGAGCTGTTTGTAAAGGAGCTGGTCTCAAAGGATGGACAGATCACCATGCGGGAGGCGGCGATCAACGCAGGCTACCCACCTAAGTCTGCTCATGTACGGGCCTCGGAGCTGACCAACCCTTCGATCCACCCCCACGTGTGTCGAGCTATTCGGGAATACCGGCAAGAGCTGGATCAGAAATACGGGGTAGAGTACAAGCGGCACTTAAGAGATCTCCAATTGATCCGTGACAGGGCGCTAGAGGCAGGGGCATACTCTGCCGCCGTGCAGGCTGAGTACAGACGAGGTCAGGCGCAGGGTGATATTTACGTCAACAAGACCGAGGTCAGACACGGCAGCATTGACCAGATGTCGAAGGAAGACGTGCTTAAAGCCCTTGAGGAGCTAAAGCAGCAGTACCAACCCCTGACACACGACGCTGACGGCGCTGAGCTAGGCCGTAGCCGATCTAAGTCACGACAACGCATTATGGACATACTTGAGGCGGAAGACGCCCCAGTGGACGTTGAGGAGCCCACAGGTGATATTGATTAATTTCTTCGGAAAGATGTGGTTTGGCGAGGTTGAGTGGAACAAACGCAAAACAGGCCAAGCATTAATCGACCGTCAATGGGTAGAGCCTTATTTCAGCCATCCGTTAGAACGTGAGGCGTGGTTAATGCAGCGTTCAAAGTTCAGGAAAAACGATGGATATCTTAAGCAGCACAAAGAAACCTAGAAAAGTCCGCGAGGCGAGCTTCTGGCAGGCGATGAAAAAGCATTTGCCAGAGGGGTGGGCGGCAACCCGATTAGAGTCGCGGGCGACGTTGGGTGTTCCGGATGTCCTGATGAAAGACGATCAGGGCTTTTGGCATCTGGTGGAACTCAAGACGACCAACACTGAGTACGTCAACTTATCGCCCCATCAGGTTTCGTTTGCTTCGAGGCATTCGGGCAGTAGCTGCTGGATTGCGGTCAAGGATTCGGAGGGCGTGTCTCTTTACCATGCGAGTCAGGCGGTGGATCTTCAGTTAGAAGGGTTGCTGGGGGTAGAGCCTATTGCGTGGTTACCGAAACCTGTTGATTGGAAAAAATACTTCCAAACTATTGCACTGCGTCTTGCGGGTATGCGATAGTCCTCCCCGTGGCAATGTCGCCATGCAACTTTGGGAGAGTTGATATGTTTTCTTTGGACTTTTGGACTGTTGAACAGTCAGGCCAGCCCCGTCGCTGGTTTGGTACTGCTCAGGAAGCGCGTGAGTACGCTAATGAGCAGTTTGATAACGAGGTTGAGGGCATCCCCTTTATAGCTAAGCACAGCTACTCCGATGTCGCTGCTATTTGCTGGGCTTTGAACGAAGGGGAGCGCAAGTCATGATTGAAGTTGTTCCGTTTCTTAAGAACTATTACGGCGACCTGAAATATCATTTAGACAGTGAGCTGGAGCAGTTAAACCATCACACTTGTGATACGCCTTACTTCTCAAATGTTAGGGAGGCTAGGGATTACCTTGGCAATCTGCGTAAGGTCATCTCTACTTTATCGGACAGCAAATCTCCGCAAACTGTTAAAGAGGCCGCAGATCAGCGTTACTCTGGCAAAACGTGGGATACGTCACTGCCGGAGGGCTGGGTTCAATCCTGCCGAGAGCGCGGTCTTAACCCCGTCGGGCATTTCGTTTGGCTGTATGAAGATGTTTGGGGCTTGCCTGCACCTATCACCGATGAGGGTGACCGCATTTGCAGGGTGCTGGCGAGTACACCGTAATCATCCCGTTATATCCCTGCCGCCTACGGGCGGCTTTTTTATGTTTGAAGAAATTTTAAAAAGAGTGTTGACGGCAATCTAATGCGTATGCGATAAAGGCGACGTGGCAATGTCGCCATTTAGCTTTGGGAGAAGCAAATCATGACTCACACTATTGAGAACAGCCAGAACACCTTAACCAACCTTTTGCGCCAAGTGCAGGATCAGGCTGCGCGTTCGCAGGATTACATTGCACCGACTAATCAGCTTCAGCTTATGACGGGTGACCGTGGTGACGGTAGCAAGGTCAGCCAGATCATCATGGAAGCCAGCGGCGGAATGCCGACCACTATCCTGCCTGCCAATGATGTGGCGTTTGATCAAATTGCCCAGCGCGCTGGCATTGATGTTCGAACGGCCCGCCGATTGCAGCAGGATTACTCCAGCGAGTTTGATGGGTTGATCAATGCCATATGGCAAAAAGAGCCAGCTCAGCGGATGCTCCGCACCTTTGACTATGGTTTGGCTCATGGCACCAGAACAGGGGAGCTGCGGGCATTCGTTTCTGACAAGTTTAAGACCTTCGATAACACCCACCTTTTGAATGCGGCATTGCCGGAGCTGATGGAATCGGATGCTCAATGGCGCGTGGTCAATGGCACGGTAACCGAAAAGCGGCTATATCTCCGCCTGAAGTCCGACATCATTACGGGTGACGGCGCGGCGGTAGGGGATACCATGGCGTTGGGGATTGGGATGTCTAACAGTGAGGTGGGTTGCGGATCGGTTAACGTGTTCCAAATGTATTGGACGCTGGCTTGCTTAAACGGTATGCAAACTGAAAAGCGCACCCGCAAGTCCCACATTACCGGAGCACGGGGTGATGCTGACACTTGGGGGCTACTAACCGACGAAGCAAAAGATGCTGACAACCATGCTCTGGCGTTGCAGTTGCGCGATGTTACTCGGGCATATGCCAGTGCTGAGAGCTTCCAAGAGATACTGGGCAAGATGTCGCGAGCGCATGAGGACATCATTCAGGGGTCGCCGCAAGCGGCAGTTGAAGCGATGGGCAAGGTGCTAGCTTTAACCAAAAAAGAGACTGCGAATGTGCTTGACGGTTTACTGGCGACTATTGGCCAGTCCGGTTATGCGGGTCAGCCGCTAACCCGTGCAACCATGGTCAACGCGGTAACCGCCGTTGCACATAACGTGGACGCGGATAATGTGGACGATTGGCAGAAACTAGGCGGGCGGGTTTTGGATCTGCCCCGCTCCGATTGGCAACGGGTAGCAATGGCCGCATAACTAAGGTTTTCTCCCTGCCCCAGTATGGTCTGCCCTGCTGGGGTTTTTCTTTTTCTGGGGGTTGATTAGCGCGGGCAGGATATGCGATAAACACGGGGCGGCAATTCCGCCGCGACACTTTGGGAGAGTGATATGGTTTTATTAGATACAACGGGCGGCAATCCTAAGCTCGCCAAAAGCACGGCGCGGGTTTGGTCTGGTTTTAAATATGCTGGGCTGACGCTATACCCTGATGCTGTTTTATGCGCGGGCAGTAAAGCGGCGGGCTGTATGCCTGAGTGCCTACGTAATCAAGGGCGCGGTAATTTTGACAGCGTAACCGATGCGCGGCAAAGGCGGGCGGATTGGTTTTACTCTGATCCTGTGGCATTTCTAACCCAGCTTAAGGGCGAGCTCGAACAATTCGAGCGGGCTTGTTTGCGCGCTAAAAAGACGGGGGTTGTCCGGTTAAATGTTTTGCAGGACGTGGATTGGGAAAACTACGGAGTGCCGCAAGCTTTCCCGAGGCTGCATTTCTTGGACTATACAAAGCGCGCCAACAGGCTGGGCAATGTTCCCGATAACTATCGACTGATCTGGTCATGGTCAGGGCGCGATCAATTCCAGCGCCAGAACCAAGTTGCGCTCGACTGGGGTGGGCCCATCGCGGTAGTTTTTCGGGGTGGGTTGCCGCATGAATTTTTGGGCCGTCCGGTTATTGATGGCGACTTGTCCGATATTGGCAACGCGGCGGCGGAGGGTTGCATTGTTGGTCTACGTGCAAAGGGTACAGCCGCACGGGATGCCAGTGGCTTTGTTATTGATAATCCGGACTTGATCGCAGCGGCGTAGTATGCGATAAACAACCCGCGGGCAATCCTGCCCGCCTTTACTTTGGGAGAAGTAATC